CTCAAGATGAGTAGATGCGCGACAAATGCGGGCAAGTGGTAAGCGGCTATCCTGATAAGGACAACCACAGTATAGACAGCGTACGATACGCATTGAACCCTGTGTGGAAGAAGAAAGGGCAATGATGAACATACTTAGAAAGATTATAGATTTTATAAAGGAGGCTTTTAACAGAATGTTTGGAAACACACAACTGGAAAGATTGACGGGAAAGCGTGTTATTTTATCGCAATCCATGATTGATAGAATGCAATTGTGGGACGATATGTTATGCGGAAAAGCGCCGTGGATTGACTCAACAGAAAACTATTCAGGCGTTAAGAGTTTAGGGCTAGAAAGCGCTGTATGTTCGGAATTTGCAAACGTGACCTTATCGGAAATGGAAACAAGTTTGGACAATGATAAATTAGACATTCTGTATAAAAAGGCACTGAAGAACTTCAACGAGCATTTTCAAACAGGGCTTGGCTTGGGTTCTATGGTTGTTAAGCCTATTGGTAATACTGGAAACTTTGAATATATTCCAGCGGATAGAATTATCCCCTTTGAATTTGGCGATGATGGGCGACTCTTAAAGGTTGCATTTATTCAAATCAAAGAAATTGACGAAAACAACAAGTACTATCGTTTTGAATATCACGAACTAACGCCGGAGGGATTGCACATTCAAAACAAAGTGTATAAAGGCAACAATGGCGATGTTGGAAACCAAGTGCCTTTATCCACAGTCGATGAATGGGCTGAACTATACGATGATGTTCTTTATAAGGGCATGGAGCGTATGGACTTTGGATATTACAGAAACCCTATTCCTAATCGAATTGATAAGAGTAAGAACGGCGTTTCAATTTTTGATAAAGCCGTGGAGCAAATTAAGAAAGCAGACCAGCAATTTGGGCGTTTGGACTGGGAATACGCGAGTGGTGAACGCTTTATCTTTGCTGACTATACAGCCGTCAAGAAGAAGCAAGACGGCGCATTCAGCATGCCGAAGAGTAAGGAACGCTTAATCATTCCATACGATGCAGATACAACTAACGGTGATAAGACATTAGATGAATTCAGCCCAACGATGCGTGATGCTTCATATATTGCTGGATTGAACGAATATAAGCGACTGGTAGAGTTTAATTGTTGCCTTGCTTATGGTGATTTATCCAAAAACGAAAGCGTGGAAAAGACAGCCGAAGAAATCAAGGCAAGTAAGAACCGTAAGTACAACATGGTAAACGCTATTCAGGTAAACCTAAGAGATTGCCTTGAAGATCTAGCATATGCTATCGCTTTCTATCAAGCGATGATAACAACTGACTTTGGTTTTAACTGTACATTCCATGACTCAGTCAAAACAGACGAGGATACAGAACGCGCACAAGACCGCATAGACGTTGCAAGTGGCTTTATGTCACCGATTGAGTATCGCATGAAGTGGTACGGCGAAGATGAAAAGACAGCCACACAGAAGATTTTAGAAATCAGGGGAACAATGACAGAGGGTGAACAACCTTAATGTTCAGTGAAAATGACCTTAAGAAAGTCCCTGAATTTCTAGCGCAATCAATGCAACGGTTGGAAAGTGAAATACTTGCTGACATTATCAGGCGAATTGAACAAGCCGGACACATTACGCGTACGGCAGATTATGAACTGTATAGATTGTCACAGTTGAATGGATTTAATAAAGACTATCGGAAACTCATACAGCATGCATTAGATCTATCCGATGCGCAAATGAAAGAACTGTATGAACGTGTGATTGCTGACGGCTATGCACGCGATGAAACGCTTTATAAAGGCGTGGGCGTGGACTTTGTACCGTTATCAGAGAACGCCGAACTATTGCAACTAATGGAAGCCGTACAGAAGCAAACACTATCAGATATCAGCAATATCACCAACGCATTAGGCTTTACGGTAAACGGGCAATTCAAAAGCGTACAGGGCTATTATGGGGAACTGTTGAATAAAACCTTGATAGAAGTATCAACGGGCGCATTTGACTATAATACGGCACTAAAAAAGACCGTAAACGAATTGACGGCTAGTGGCGTACGATACATCGAATACGAAAGTGGAAGACATGACCGCATAGATGTCGCTGTAAGGCGTGCCGTTATGACTGGTATGCGGCAAGTCACAGCAAAGATTGAAGATGATAACGCCAAAAAACTACACACAGAGTTATTTGAAGTGTCAGCACATCCAACGGCTAGACCATCACATGCGTTATGGCAAGGCAAGATATACACCAAACAGCAACTCATAGACATTTGCGGATTAGGTGAAGCCGGTGGATTGTGTGGTGTGAATTGCTATCACCATTACATGCCATTTGTAAGTGGTTTTAGCGAGCGAAGATACACGGACGAGGAATTATCCAAACTGTACCAAAGAACGCTAGAAACGCACGAATACGGCGGTAAAACGTACACTCTATACGAAGCAACACAGCGCATGCGTGCATTAGAAAGACGAATGCGTGTTCAGGACGAAAGAATAGAGTTATTGAAGATGGGAAACGCTGATAAAGCAGACGTTACCATCATGAAGAACCGAAGAACAGCAACATATAACGAATACAAAGACTTTGCGAAAGCGATGGGCTTGCCTGAAGAAATGGCAAGGGTATTCACGAAAGAGAACTAAAGCGCTATATGCGCTTTTTTCTATTGGCAACTATGCCTTAAATAGCAACTCTTTAGCAGATTGGCGACCTGCTTCAACAACGCCTAACAGGAGGAAGAAATGAAAAAAGAAGAATTGCAAAAGTTGGGACTCACAGAGGAACAAATCAACGAAGTTTTTAAGATGAATGGCTTAGACGTAAACGGTGCTAAGGGCGAATTAGAGAACGCCAAGAAAGAACTAGAGAACTACAAGTCACAGTTTACAAGCACACAGGCAGAACTAAAGAAGTTACAAGAGTTAAAGCCTGAAGAATTAAGCAAGCAAGTTAGCGACTTAAACGAAAAACTTGCAACACAGAAAGCGGATTTTGAAAAACAAATCGCTGATAGAAACTTCAATGATCTATTGACAAAGTCAGTTGCAACGGCTGGAGGACGTGAAGCAAAAGCAATCATTCCATTCTTGGACGTGGAAGCACTAAAGACTTCTCAGAACCAAGAAACAGACATCAAGAATGCGATTGATGCGGTTAAACAAGAACATGATTACTTATTTACTTCTACCGAACCAGTAAAGAACCCTGTTTCCAGTACATCGAGCAACGGTGACTCAGGAAGCAACGCCATTGATTTAGCGAAAGCAATCATGGGAATTAAGGCAGAAAAGGAGACTAGATAAAATGCCAAACAACATTCAATTATTTAAGAATTACATCGACTTACTAGACACAGTTTACAAACAAGCATCACTTACAGCCATCTTAGATAGCGACACAAGCCTATTACAGATGACAGCCAACGGAAAAGAATTCCTTATTCCTAAGATGGAAATGGACGGCTTAGGTGAATACAGCCGTACAACTGGCTATCCTGCTGGCTCAGTAACATTAGAATTTGAAACAAAGAAGCCTAACTTTGACCGTGCGAGAATGTTCCAAGTTGACAAGATGGACAACATCGAAACAGCGAAGATTGCTTTCGGACGTTTAGCATCTGAATTCATCAGAACAAAGGCTGTTCCTGAAATTGATGCGACACGTTTTGCGGCTTATTGCGCAAAGGGTACACCAGTCGTAAGCGCTACTTTAGCAACCGGTGAAGACTGGATCAAGGCGGTATCTGATGCGGTTGCTAAGATGGACGAAGCAGAAGTGCCAACAGAGGGACGTATCCTTTACATCACACCAACTGGCTTACGTGCTATTCAGGATTTAGACACAACTAAGTCACGTGAAGTGTTGACATCTTTCGCGGCTATCGTAAAAGTACCACAGGCACGCTTCTATACAGCAATCAAGTCATTATCAGGTGGCACAGGCGAAGAAAAGGGCGGCTTTGAAAAGGCTACAGCAGGCAAGGATTTGAACTTCCAAATCGTACACCCAAGCGCACTTATGCAGATTGCTAAGGACATCGTCAATAAGATTGTTGACCCTGACGAAAATCAGGACGGCGACTGGTGGAAATTCTTCTTCCATCTCTATGGTATTAACGAAGTATACGAGAATAAGAAATCCGGCATCTATTCTCACTCTAAGGCTTAGGCTTAATGGGTAAGATTATTGGTGTACTCTTTAACGGTGGCGAACAAATCCTCTGTCATGGGGAATTGTCCACCGTTATTGAAGAACAATTAACAGTCGAACCAGCGGAAGAAGAAAACAAGCCGGAAGAGCCAACGGAAGACGAAAAGAAGCCAAAAGAAAAGAAGTAACAAGGAGGGTGCATGATTTTTGCTGACTATCAGTTTTATCAAGAACAGTACCTATTAGGTAAAAGCCCTTTGATACCTGAAAACGAATTCAAATTTTACGCTAACAAAGCCAGCCACGAAATACTGAACAGAATTAAGTTTGACTTTGACGGTGAACCAATTGAAGAAATGAAGCAGGCTATGTGTGAATTGGCAGAAGTACAATTCAGCCAATTAAATAGCAATTCTGAGAGTGTTCCGTTAGGCGTTGCGAGCGAAAAAGTCGGAGAATATACAGTCACTTATAAAGGCAATTCAAACATTGAAATCGAGCGTGATTATACGTTGAAAGTGACTAGCATTCTTAAAAAGTGGCTAGGTAAAACGGGCTATTTATACAGGGGTATATGATCATGTACACAAATACATCATGTACCCTTTATCTTAAAAGTAACGGTTATAAAAAAGTCTTTATTGATAAGTGCTTTTTGACAAATACCAGCATTGCAAGCATGAATAAACAAGGGCGCACGTATGACGAAAGCGCCTTTTGTTTATTTCAAGGACACACGGGCTTACAGTTTACCCAAGGCAAAGACTTCATGATTGAGGGCGATTGTGCTATCGAGATTGATACCACAGATGCACGCAAGCAATCTGAAAGCATGGATAGACTGGTAAAGGCTGGTGCATTTACGATTATGAAAGCGGACTACAAAAAGTACGGTTCAAAGTCAATGCAACATTGGGAAGTATCATGCAAATAGTCGGACATGTTCGCTTTAAAGAAGTCGAGCAATTACTGGCAGAGCGTGGACTCAATGACGGTGGCGAGGTTCAGAAGTTTATAGACAATGAAGTTATGCGACAATCATTGCCATACATGCCTAATATGAATGGCGTGTTACAGAATGCGATGATGTCACAAACGGTTATCGGTTCAGGGGAAATCAGGCAAAACACACCGTATGCACGCTATCAGTACTATGGTGTGCTTTTTGTTGACCCTATTACCCTAAAAGGCTCATTTTATGATGCTAGAACGGGCAGACATTGGAGTCGCAAGGGCGTTGCTAAGATACCTGACCCAAACGGTAGAATGTTGAACTATAACACTTCAAAAAACGCTTTGGCTGGTTCTCATTGGTTCGATAGAGCGATGAAAGACCACGGCGAAAGCATAGGACGTGCCGCCGCAAGATTAGCGAAAGGTAGATTTGTCAAATGAACGTAATAGAAACAGTAAAGAAGATTTTAACCGACTGTCCACTAATGGACGAATTTAACGACAATATCCACATTGATTACATGTCACTGGGTGACAAACAGGAAATGGACACGGGCGTATATCCACTAGGCACATCGCTAGTAAGTGGGGACATATTAGGCAATAAAAAATATCATATCAACTTCAGTGTATTTGCTGATAAAAAGGCATTTGAAGACTATGATCGTTTGAACAATAGCGGCTTTCTATTGTCGCTTACTTATTACCTGAACCAACTTAAAGACATAGCGATAACTGAAGACGTAAACGGTGAAGCAAAGAATGGCACTATCACAAAGATTAGTGCTGGAAATGGCTTGCTGTTTAGCGTTCCAAGCGGTGATATTAACGACGGTGTCACATATCAAATCCAAATCGGTGTGGATTACACAATATACAAGTAAAGGAGGGCTAGAAAATGCCACAGCCAGCAACACAAACACAGACAAATGGCGCTATTGCACGTGAATTCTTAGCACATTACATCAATGCAACGCCAAAGGAAACAACAGCGAAGTATGTTCGTATCGGTAAGGACTTAGAAGAGTACGACATTACTCTTAATGCTGAAGTGTCAAAGAAGAAAAACATCTTAGGTGAGAACTCAGTCAAGGTATCTTCTTATGACCCGTCCAGCTCAGTCGATACATACTATGCCGAAAAAGGGAATGCATTATACACATTCTTACAGGATATTGTTGATAATCGCAAGAAGTTAGACGATGTTAAAACAACAGTACTTGAAGTGCACACTTGGGATGGCACTACTGGCGCATACGTTGCGTATGAAGAAGAAGTGTTT